TGTTTAGTACGCCACTTCTTCGAACTTCTTACCGTCCGCGGTCAACAGTAGGGTGCGCAACGCATCCAAAGCCGCGCCCAGGACCCGGTTGATGTCGGCCTTGACCAGGCCTTCATGGCCAAGAAAGTCATTGGCCTGATACCCCGACGCCTGCGGATCGGCGCCGGTTGCATCGACGACTTGCGTCGCTATGCCACGGTTCCAGGCTGCGGCTGCACCTTCCAAATCGGCGTGGGCCGCGAGCAGCGCCGTGGAAGCCTGCCGGGTCCGGGTGATAACATCATTGCGGTGAGAAAACGTTGCCATCGAGTAGTTCCTTATCTGGGGAGGTTATGCGGTTCGCATGATGAACGCTAAGGCGTAGTAGGGCGGGGCGATTGTCGCCACCATGCCCGACCACATGATGATGCCGCCAACCGGCACTAATCCAACCATGCTGCCATGCGTGTGCCCAGACGTGGCAAAACTGGACGGCGAGTATCCGCTATCCGCAATCGCTTTGCCGCTGGTACCGGAAAACGCTGCCAGATTGCCGTTCACCGCGCTGGCAGGCCCAGTTACATCACCAGTTCCGCCAGCCCCGGGAGTGAACGCCTCGAAACCTGTATCCGACGCGTTGCGGCGCACGGACTGATTGGCGCCTAAGGCGATATTTGATGGTATCTCTGTCCCGTAGTTGCCATTACTCACCTCCAGTCTGCGCCAAGAGGCCCAGGCTGACCAGGTCGGCGATGAGCGTTCCAAGCACATCGGCGATCTCGTCGATTGTTGTTGCGTTTGCATCGTAGGACCGGTCGGTCGTGACGTTGCTTACGCTGTACGGTCCTGGACGGGTAACCGGGGTTACGCCAAAGAAACCGATGGCGGCGGTTGCCCCGTTGCCCTGGATGCGCATCCCCTCTCGCTTGCTGGTGTCATAGGCAGAGAAGACAAGATCGGCCTTGCGTGAAGCGTCGGTCGAGGTGTTCCACAACGCCTCAATGACAGCCGCCGCTCGGTCCTCGGTCGTCGAAGACTCGAGCTCGAACAGGATCGACGTACCAAAGCCCGCGGCGGGCGAACCGCTTGTATTGTGGCTCAGCGTAAGCAGTTGCGAGGATGTGTTGGTGGCCCCATCGGACAGAACGCCGTGCAGAATCGAGTCTGCCGCAGTTGTTCCGACACCGAGCTTGCCGCTCGTCACAGCCGTGTCACCAACAACGTGAAGAATGGTGCTCGGGTCAGTGTTGTTGATACCGACTCTGGCGTTGCTCGTGTCCACCGTAACAATCGCCGTCGATGACGCGTTTTTCAGTTGCAGCGCCGTGGTGCTGTCACTGGCCGGCCGCCATGACGGCCCGATGATTCCGTTGGTAAACGTCTGGGCCTGGCTGATTGCACCCGTGCGCGCGCCAGTTGCCAGCAGATAAGCACTGAGATCTGCTGCCCCTAGGCCTACCTCTAGCCCATACCACGTCGCCCCGTCGCTGTAGCACAGCACGCCAGCATAGCCACTGTTCGACACGGATAGCGAGGAGTCGCCGTTGATCGTTTCTCCTACCGCTGGCAGGATCGTTACAGCATGCGCACTCGTGTCGACACGCACAACCAGCAGGGAGTGGCCCTCGCGCGTGATCGCCGGCGGCAGGGTCAGCTCCACATCCTCCGACGATGCGTCCACGATCGCGGTGAACTGTTTCGCGAGCGTTGTGTCTGCAACGATGTAATCTGTAATCGACGACAAGGCGCCGAGAGTCAAGGGTCCCAGCTGGCTCCACCGCAGCAAATCGTCTGAAGATCCAGCTCCAGCAGCGGCCGATCCTACCACCTGACTCAGCATCAGCTGTTGACTACCAAACTCGCAGTACACCACGAGTCCGGAATTGGAGCCATCGATCCGGCAATCCATCTTGCGGATCGTGTACTCCTCGTCGATGCCATAGTCGGGAAACTTGAGCTTGACGCTGTGTCCGGCCCGCAGCCCCAGCCGCCAGATTTCGAACGAGCCTGTGCGCTGTCCGTTGCCGTAATCAGTCAGGATCTGCGTAGCCACAGCTGCGGCCTGTTCCGCCGAGGTAATCCCCGGATCGCTTATCTCACGCGTGAACACCTGCCGCCGTTGGGCGATGCTTGTTTCATCTCGTTGTTCGTACTCCAGCCTGATCCAGTATCGATAGATGACCAGAATGTTGTCGTCGTTCTGCAAGAAATCGTCGACAAACCAGATCCAGCCTTCCGCATAGTTGACCAGCACAACGCGATCGTCGAACGTGTTCCACCAGATCGTGCCATCGGCGACCACCTGGCTGTTGACTAGTACCGTGATGTCGATCAGGTTGCGGTGGGCGAGCTGGTAGATGCGCGTCACCCCATTTGCGAGGAACAGCTCTTGCACCTCGTCGCCGGGCTTGGCCCCGCCGTGGATCACCACCCGATTGCTGATCTCCATGCCGTTAGCCAATGCCAGCGCAAACGTATCCGCTCGCACCGGAAAATATGCAATGTAGTCGGCGCTAGCGCCATCGCACACGTTGAACGGCGCTGGATTTTCCATCGCAAGGCCAAAAAACATTTCAGCCTCGCCACTCACGCTCCAGACCCACCCCAACTGTTTCGCGAGCCGTGCAATCGCCTGCGCCACAGTCTCGTCGGCCGTGGTGCCGAATGATAACAACGCATTATCGCGCGGTTTCCGGTAATCCACGATGGGTACTACCACACTCAGGGCACGGAAGGCTCTGCATTGGTTTGCTCTGCATCATGGCCTCAATAGCCTCGGCGGCGCTGATGATTGTGCCGTCGAGTGTCAATCCAAAGCCAAAACATGTGTGGCAGTTTTCGATGTGCGAAATCACGCATGTGTCGCAGATACTGAAGTCCATTCGCCCGTCCCTCATCCAAGGCGCCGGCGCCTGTGGTCGGCGCTTAGCTTTGGTCCATCAAACCCGTGATTTCCTCCCGTGTCAGCGGAGGGCGCCCGACGATCCTAAGAAGCCGATTGGCGTCGTCGACTTTCTTGTCAGGCTGCAAGACAAAGCGCAGACCGTTGTCACCAGGGACGGGTTTTCGGTGGTCTACAAGCCAAAGCGTGATGTCATTGGGGATGCCATCAGGAAACGCTTCGCAGGCGACCTTGTCGTCGGCGATATCGTAATACTTACAGAAGACACAAAGCGGAGGGGCGTCCATGTTACAGCGGTACAGCTCCAATCTTCTCCAACAGGGTGTAAATGTCCGTGACTTCCTGGGCGGAGATCTCCGTTGGATCAATGTCCAATCTGTTGATCCAACGTCGGGACATTAGGGTTTTCAGCAAGGTTGCCATGTTCCTCACCAGCACGCCCTGACCACGGGTCTGCGTGTGATACAGCGACGAAAACGCCAGCGCCCAAGTCTCACCAGGAACCTCTGCTCTATTGCCCAAGGCCTTTCGCTGTCGCGATGTGGTGTGCTGAAGGAAATCGGCGACAGCCTGGCGGACCAAACCAAATCCATCGTCGCGTACGTAAGGGATGAATGCTTGGTCCGAACTCCTGAGCCAGGTCCCCACGAGATGCCCAAACTCGTGCGTCAAAACCGACTCGATTGTATCACAGCCTCTCGGCAGGTAGCGACTATCGACGGCGATATTGAGTATGGCTCTCAAATCATCGGGATTCCCGTAGTAAAAAGGATTGAGTCCAATGATCTTCCCGTCGGCCGCATGAGCTATCTTGGACTCCAGCCAATAGAACGGCCGCTTGACCTGCCGCGTCCCAATGTATTCCAGCCGCTTGGCAACCTCCGGAAACTCCCTTGCCAGCTTGTCGAACTGCACCAGCGTCGGGTTGATCGTGTCGATGTGCGCGCCCTTGAAGTCCCAGTCGATGTGCGGATAGGTCGCCCGGCCCCACGCCTGCGCTTCCTCCAGCGAGGCGAACTTGCCCAGCTCCAGCTTGCCCACGTCAATCGCACCAGGTGCGACAGGAAGAGCGCCGGCCGGACGCTTCGGCAGCGTCAGCAGATCCTTCAAGCTTCGCTCCTGCCAGGCATTGCCCCACGTCGGGTCCTTGTGCAACTTGGCGATATCCGCCAGGTCGAACTTGTTCGCCTTCCATGCCTCGTACCGACCTGGCCCCAGCATCAGCCTTTGCCGACTCTCAGGTTGTTTAAGAAACCAGTCCAGGCCCTGGGTGCCCGGATACTGCTGGCCCTGTTTCGCCGGAATCGATCTGCAGCGGCCGGCGGGATGTTCGGCAAACGGTTCGCTGAGCGGAAACCATTCGCCGTCCATGGCGAGGCACGCCATGCACGTGCGCTCGCTTTTTGCCGCCACGCGGATATACCCGTCCACGATCCCGCTTTGGCGATACTGCGCCAGCGAAGCCTCGCGATACACCCGCAGTGTCTCCGTCCGCGCGCTGAGCATCGCCGTCCGCGGCGCCACGCCGAGCACATCCCGCATGTGCCTGGCGATCTTGCCCGGTGCCCAGCCTCGCGCCATCCCCGTGAACAGCGCATCCATGATCCCCTGCACCGCCTGCGGATACATCTTGGCGAAATACGCCCGCAAGGGGCTCCCATCCGCCACGTAGCCCGCCATCCGCTGCAGCGCATCGACCGGCAGCACGTCGAACGCCCCGGCCACGCCCCCGCGCGGCAACGACGCGCGCAGCATCGCCGAGGCATGATCGATGCCGGCCTGGGCCATCCACTGCTGTTCCTGCGTGATCCTCTGCGCCGCGTAGTCCGCATACTGGGCGATCTGGTCGCGCACCTGCTGCTGCAAGGCGGCGTAGCGCTTGGTGAGACGCACCGCATCGGCCGTCACCACCTGGCCGGCCGCGCGCTTGGCCGCGATCTCCGCGGCCAGCAGCTCGAGCTGCTCGGTGATCTCCCGCTCGAGCTGCACCCAGCGCTCCACCATCTCCATCATCGCGGCCGCCTCGCGCTCCTCCAGCAAGCTCTTGAACTGCCGCATGGCCCGGACGACTTCCGGATCGATCGGATCAGGCATTTCTTTCCTATCGCGCGATCGGTCCGGTTTTCCGCAACCGGACCGATCTGATTCGCTAGTCGCCGATGTGACACTGCACCAGGTACACGCTGCCCACCTGCTCGACGAGCACCTCGCCGCCCAGCACAGGGCACTTCTCCTGCCACAGCACCCGGCCCCGCGCGCCCGCCGCTTCCAGCAGACCCGCCGCCACCGCAGAAATCAGCAGCGCCACGATCAGCGCCGCAAGCGCCAGTTTGTTACGCATCTTGCTCCTCGTCGTCTGCTTGGCCATCGTCCGGGCCGCCGCCCTGCGCGGCCCCGGCCTGGCCGCCGCCTGCATCGAACTTGCGCCGCGCCTCCTCCAGCATCATCTGCGCCAGATCGGCGCCGCGCTGCTTTTCCGCTTCCTCATCGCGCTCCATCGCCCGGATCTGCTGCTTGCTCCATCCGAGCACTTCGCGCAGCGCCGTGGCCAGCGGCGTGCCCGATTCCACCGCTTGCTTCACCATCAGCCAGCGGTCCTTCAGCTCTTGCAGCTCCTCCTCGCTCGACCGCGGCAGCACCGGCCGGCTGCCAATCGAGTGATCCAACCGGCCCTGCGCAAAGCTCGCCAGGTTGAACCCGCTGAACTCCGGTGCATACCCGCTGGCGCCGGCGATGGCCACCGCCATCTGCTGCGCTCGCACCAAACCGCTGTCGTGGTTCGAGCGCACTGACTGAATCTGCGCCAGGACGTCGGAAAACGCCCGTCCCAGGGCCTCGCCGCTCATTCCAGATCGCAATGCCTCACTCAGCCGCAGTTCCGGCAGATCCTGCGAGATGTCGCCGAGCTGCCCGTCCAGCGCCTTCAGCCCATGATCGATGTTCAGGTCGCCGATCATGGGCTGGATCGAGGCCTCCGTCGGCGGCCGGTTGACATACAGAATCGGCACGCCATCCTCTTGCTGCGTCGCCGTCACGTCGTTCGCTTGGATGCCGTAGGCCACCAGTGGCGTGTTGACGAGCTTCCCCACCTGGTCGGCGAGCTGGCTGGCCAAGGCATTCGCCGCGTCGATCTTCCTGAGCGTCTTCACAAACCCCACCGCGCCCCAGCCCTGACCCACGTCCACCCAAGGCACGTGCACGATCGGCACAAAATCATACGGCGCCGTCCACTCCGCCACCGGCGTCCCCTGCCCGTTGACGTTCTCCGTGAACGCCCAGGGCCGGTCATTCTTGAACGTGCGGAACCGGGTCGTCGACCCGCCCCAAACGCCGGGATGCTCGATGATCTCCTTGTAGCGGAACGACTGGCCGTTCTCGTCCTCGGCCTTGTACTCGATCGTGCACGCCCTGACATGCCCGAAATCATCCCACTGCACGTCGCTGAACTCCCCTGGCCAGCGCACCTGCAAGTAACAGCGCTTCGACGCCGGCCGGTCCACCACCTTGATGAACGTGTCCCCCAGCACCGTCGAGTACAGCACCGCCAGGTTGCGCTTGGCCGACCAGTTGCTCCATTGCCAGATCTTCGCAATTGCCGCGCGCAGGAGATCATCCTTCGTCACCAGCGGAAGCGCCGAGGGCGCCTCCCGGCCATCGCCGGCCGCCTGGTCCAACATGCCGCCCCACACGTTCGCCACGTAGAAATCGACGTAGCGGCCCACCGGGTTGCGCAGCCCGCGCGTGTAGCGGTACAGCTTCGACCCGGCCGGATAGTTCGCAACGTAGGAGGCGAGCTGGTCGTAGGCCGTATTCCAGTACAGCGCCCAAAACCACTCATAGCGAACAGGCCGGTTGCTCTCGAACCCACTCCCGCCCGCGGGCGGGTTCCAAAACGCATTCCATGCTGCCATCACTCGACTCCTGACTGACGTGCTCATGGCCTAGCCTTCGTTGACCTTCTCCAACAGCGCCAGGCTGGCATAGCCGACGAGCATCACCTGCACAAACTGTTCGGGCCCCTCCGGCTTGCCGTCGCCGATCACGCTCACGATGCAGTTCGGCATCAGCTGCGCATCGACATCGGCCAGCACATACGGCTCCTGGCGCAGATTGACCCGCTTCTTGGCGTCGGGTGGAACCTTGACCTGGTAGAGGATGCTTGTATCCATGTCCTATCGACAACCTCTCATTATCAATCGGCTACCGCCAGCTCTCGACCCAGGTGCTGGAACACTCCCAGCGCCCGGTCCGCGTTTGCAGCCAGGGCATCCGCTGCCGATCGCCCGGGCCAATCATGTACAGCGCGCCCGCCGTCGGGTCGGGTGTCCACCTGGCCAGCCAAACCGCAGCCACGTCCACCTGTTGCGGATCCGCATCGCCGAACCATCCGCCTTCGATGCCGACGGCCAGCCGGTTGTGGTACACGTGCGCTACCGCCAGCTTCGCCTGCATGCTGCAGCCCGGCGTCTCGCCGGCGATGATCCTGGCCAGCGAACAGACCAGCGCCAGGCTGATCAGCCACCTACTGGCCGAAGCCATACGCCCGCCTTCCAAACGGAGACACCGTCACGCCCGTGTAGCCGGTCAGCGCCTCCGGGATCGCCGCCTGCTGCACGGTCGCCGGATCCGCTAGCCAGCCCAAGATGTACCGCTCGGCGTCCATCAAGTGGAACGTCTCCTTGTCCTCGATCTCCTCGGTGGGTTGGTCGCTGTCGTCGAGCACCCGGCTATAGGTCTGCTTCTGCTCCAGGTACTGCACCAGATCGCTGAAGACATACAGCTTGTCCGTCTTGTGCCAGCCGTACACCCGGTCGATCCCGACTTCCACCTCGGTGATCAGCGGCGAGCGCACCGGGAGGCCGCCCTTCTGAAACTCACGGCGCCACTGGCCCTCGCTCGTGCTGCCGCCCACGCACTGCGGCACCATCGGCTCGCCTTTCAGCAGTTCCCTGGCGTGCTCCTCGGCCGTGCGGCCGCCAGCCAGATACTCACGGTACGCGTAC